ACGCGCCAGCAACAGCACCTGTAGTGCCGCCAGCAGTTCCTCCGATAGCGCCACCAGTTGCTTTTTTCTTCTCATGCGCTTTCTCTTGGTCGGTCATCGTTTCGTCTGCGTCGATGTGCTGCATATCGTTCGCAAGCGACAAACCGTTACCAAGAGCAGGACCCACAACAGGAATCTTCTTCGCAGCACCAGCAAGCAACAATGAAGCGCCAGCAACAGCAGCGTCTTGTGCTTCTGACGGAGGCTTGGGTGCATCACCCTTAGCAGCTTCTTCTGCGCGTTGAATCTCTGGTTGTTGAGCAACTGGAGCAGGAGCCTCAGCAGGAACAGCCTGATTGTCAGGCATACCTGCACCGCCATTCTCCGCGTTATCCTGCTCGAACTTCTCTTGCGATTCGTTCTTCAACCACAAGCCACCAGCAGTAGCAGCAGCGAGAGTACCGAGAGTTAACAGCGCACCCGCCTTGCCTCTTAATCGTGGGAATCTGCGTCGAGGAAGGTTGCGCCCCGGACCTCGGCGTGATCCTGAACTGCGTCCGTAGCGTCTGCCACGGCGATTACGACCACCGGTACGACGACGGCGATTATCGTTGCCAGTATCACCGAAATCAGGACCGCCGTTATCATTTTCATCAGGGCCTCCATCATCGTTTGCGCCACCGGTTCCGGGGCCGCCAGCACCAGGCTGATTACCGTGAGGGTCTGACTTAGCGCGATTCTTCTCTTTGAATGCTTCGCGCTTTTCCCACTCAAGCCAATCTTCGAGAGCTTTCTGCGTCTTCGTTGAGACTGCATTGCCCTCTTTGATTGCTTTAACGATATCGTCACCAGACTTTTCACCTGCGATGAACAGGTCTTCAAGTGCTGATTCAACTTCACGTGGGTTTGGTTGCTGCGATACAGCACGAGGAGAAGTTGGTGCATCGTTATCACTGACATAACGCACACGCTGATTGGCCATCTTCTCGCGCAACGCTTTTGCTGCACGGTTCTTAGCGCGTGACCCAGGCCCGACGAATACAATTTCTTCGTCATACATCTCTGGGTCATAATCGAGTTCGTAATCAACCGCAGGTGAATCGTTAGCGGCCTTACGTTTGCGTCGCGCTTTAGGCATACCGGCAACAGAAGGACTAACGCTGTCTGCATGTTCGATCATTAGTTCGAGTGCGGACAGCTCTTTCTCTTGTGGCTTAGCCATTATTAACCTCTTCGACCTTTCTGCGCTGCTTTCGCAAGCGCTCGCTGCTCTTCGGCTTTGTTCTTATCGTGAACGTAAGCACTATGCCAGTAAAGCAGTTTGTTGATCGTTATATCGTCCGGCACATAGATGTTCTTAGCCGACGCAAGGTCGAGCGTCATGTTCATCATAGACGTATCGGAGAACACGCGGAAGTAACCGAGGATATCAATTGGACTTTTGTACGTGTACGTGCGGAAGCAACGGTTGCACTTGTGGGTGGTTTCCAGTTCGCAGCTAACGAACACGTAATTGCTGGCGTTAAGCAACTCAACAGGAGAAGCGTATTCAAGAGTTTGCGCGAGAGGGATATCGCTGTCGATATACATCGCATTCATTACCTGAGTACGGTCTTCTGTCTCTGCAAGCAACTCAGCATCAATCCAACGCTGAACGGTAGGATGGCGCAAGCCTTGTGGAAGGTCGCGCCACTTGTGCGTCACTATCTTCTGACGCATAACCTCTTCGGTGTTAAGCAGGTTGCATTCTACTTCGACGAACTTACGTCCTCTTGGCCTGTCGTAGTAACGTTCCCCGCGCATATCAACGAAGAACGTCTGTGTGCAACGCCACTCGTAAAGACGATGCGACTGCGGCCAACTATTTCTGTCGATCATTGCCAGCATGTAACGGAAGTCTTCGAGGTACATATCACGAATACGAACGTTGGTGAATCGCTGCAACGTATCAACAAAGAGTTCAGGCAGTTTGTGTTTCTGTGCGTTAAACAGACTCGACATTGCATCGGCAGTTACCTGCATGATGCGAACGTCTGACCTGCCTGAGGGGAGATATATCTCTAACATCAGTTAACAAAGACCGATGGGTTGAGATCCCATGCGCGTGTGCTACGACGCTGGCAATGAGGACACAGGAGTTCGATATCGGTCAGCAGACCGTGGCGAGAAGCGCGTACCCACTCGGACAATTCAAGCCAGAGTGTCAGATCAGATTGTTCTTCAAGCAGCGCAACGTTACCGTCGAAGTCACTTCCCATGTGCGCTACGTGCCAGCTAAACATATCTTCCGATGCACGTTCGTAGTGACGCATACGAGGCAGATCGAAACGCTCATGCTCTGCGTTAAGCACTGCGATAGACATGGACGTTTCATCAATCACGCCAATGTTGTTTGCAGCACACGGGAACGTATTGATAACGCCACCGTCAGGCCGCAGTTCGTTCACGATACCATCGGAATATTCAAACAGCGGTTTATTGCAACGCCAGTACGTGCGCAGCGGCAGTACCGTGTTCATCCACATACGCTGTTGAAAGACGAGTGCAAACGCATCTGGTACAGTCAGTTCATCAAGCGGGATGTTCAGGCAAGGAGCGAGAGCATCGAGCAGGATGTACTTCATATCCTTAGCGTCAATGGCTTTAGCGATAGCGCGGTTCTCTTTACCAGCAAAACGACGCATCTCAAAAACGTCAGGCAGTTGCGCTTTATAACCGCGCGACGGTAAACTCGCTGTTTGAATTTCCATAGTTCTTATCTCACATCATTGGACGGGAAACATCAAGAGCCATCTGAACAGACCACATCGCACGGCCACCGGTTCCGTTAAGCGTAATGCTTTGACCACCGATAGGCCAGCAGTTGCGTAGCTGTTGTTCGCCAACCATTTGCCCTTGGTTGTCGTATAGCTCAATGATAAGGTTTTTCTTATACACGGACGGCAATCTAAAACCACCAGTGTACGGGTTCTGAATCAAGTTCTGCCATGCAGTGAAATACTTCATCACTGCGAGCTTCTGGTCAAGGCCAAACAGCAGACTGAATCCGTCAACGCTCGAACCATGTGGCCAGTTGATAGTAACCGTAGCCACTTCTTTTGATTTCGATTGATAGACGGAGAATGGCAGGTCAACTTCTTCACACGCGAACGGGCTTAACGATACATTACCAATTACAGGAAATTCTCGCACACGCCACTTGTCTTGCATGAATGGATCGTCAAGGCCAGGAGCAGAAGAATCATTCAGGTCATCAAGCGTTGGCAACGGCATGATCAGTCCTCTACAATAACAAGCACAGGTCTAACAGCATCGTCGAACTTGAGGAACGTAGCGCCAACCAGATAGCCACCGTTTTCAATTTGCTTGACTACAGCTTTCTCGTAATCCGTTTCCCACTTCTCACGCTGATTGGCCTTGTAGCCGTCAAACGTTTCAGACGCATCGTAGTAGTTATACGTGCCGCCTGTTGGCATTGGGATTCGAGCAAGGAACTCAATACGACCAGCGTTCTTAAACTTGGTCTTACGCAGTTCTTGAGTCAGCTTAGTGTTCTCTGCTTTAGAGCCGGGAACAGCCTTGAACGGTTTCTTCGGTTGTGGTTCTTTAGGCGCAGCAGGGAGTTTCTCACGCGCAGAGGTATTTTTATCAGTCGCTTTCTTAACGCGAATGCCGGACACAGTACCAGTGAACGGACGACTGCGGCCAAGCAACGAACGTGCTGTAGCAGCATCGACTTCAAACACTACTGACGGATCATCCTTATGCAGCACATAGAACTTGTTGCGCTTTGCAGCTAAGATACCGAAAACATCTTTCTCCTCGATATCCGCTTCGTGCTCCTTGTTCTCAATGCTTACCTTGCGCTTACCTTCGAAGCGATACCAGTCGCAATCTTGAATAGACACGTCCGGCAGTTTACGTGCGCTCTCGCTCAGTAGAATAAGCATAGTCTCTCCAAAACGAAAAAGGGCCAGAACGAATCTTGGCCCTTGTGTTTCTTACGATGCGAGTTCGGCGTAGTCGAAGGACCATTCGATTGATACCGGAACAGCCTGCGCAGCACCAGAGAACTGCAAGTCAGGAACCTGTTTCGGCCACACACCGTAGATGTTGTACTCAGCAACTACAGAGCCGTCCATATCGAAGATACGGAAGATTGCTTTGGTCGCGTAGTCAGCTTTACGTGCGCCCAGCTGGGTTTGAGTAGCACGAACGAACTCATGCCATTCTTCCAGTTGTTTGTACACTGCCATTTCGGAGTTTTCGTTGTACTCAGTGGACAGCGCGTGAGAGAAGATCTTACGACCAGCGTAGTTGAGCTGGTGGCCGAACGCTTCTTTCAGCACTTCTTCCAGAGCAGAACCTGGCTCAACGCCAGTCTTACAGAACAGGCGCAGAGTACGCGCATAGTCTGCACCGCCAAC